CAGGCGAAAAAATCCACAAGGTCCAGGTGGGGGTTATTCTATTCAAGTCACCGCCCCCATAGAAGAATGGGGCGAATGAATTGAATCAAGTCCGATTCGATTCACGTCACGCACAGGCATAGGGGAAAACTTGAATGACTCGAAACGTAACGCACCCGACGGCCTACGCCGAGGATGTCATCGCCGGACGTATCCGCGTCAATAACAACGTGTTGATGGCGGCGAAACGCCACATGCACGATCTGACCAGGAAAGACATCTATTTCGATGAAAAGGAACTTGAACGGCTGAACGATTTCGTGGCCGACCTTGAGGTGGCCGACGGTCACGAGTTGACCGGCGAGAAGATCGTGATGCTGCCCTGGCAATCGTTCTTTCTGGGATCTGTGATGTGCTGGAAGTTCGTTGAGACTGACGGCATCAGGTTCAAACAGTCGTTTGGGGAGTACGCCCGTGGCGCTGGGAAGTCCACGATGATGGGGGTGCTGCTGCTCTACGTATCGATGTACTGGGAGGGGTCCGATAATCTGGTGCTGGCGAACAAGATGGACCAGGCCCGCCAAGCATTCGACGCCGCTAACAAGATTGCCAACCGGGCATTCGGCGATTGGCGTGCTGAGGACGCCGAAGAAGCAGGCGGTGCTGAATACGAGACCACAATGCGGGAAACGCGGTGCCGCCGTTCTAAGGGCAGATTCCGCCCTATGGCATCGAAAACGGGCACTTTGGATGGCACGAAGGCGATTCTCTACGTCTGCGACGAGACCGCCGAGGCGAAGGAGGACTACATGCAGAAAGTGGTTTCTGCCTTGCCGAAACTCCGCGATTCCTTCATGGTCAGCGTGACCACGCCTGGCTCGCCTGAATTGGGGCTCGACTCGCCCTACTACACACGTCGCAGGGTGGCGGAAGAAGCCCTAAAACCCGAAAACTGGGACGAATTGGACGTATTTGCGGTCTTCTACGGGCTGGATGAAGACGACGATTTCCGGGACGAATCGACCTGGATCAAGGCTCAACCGAGCCTTAATCACGTCATTCCGATCTCAAACTACCGCCGAATTCTGAAGGAATACACCGCTCAGGACGCCCTCGACAATTTCGAACGCTACCAGTGCTGCCGCTACTCCCTGCAAGGGCTGCAATGGATCCAGTTGAAGGAGTGGCGGACGGCCAACGGCCCGGTGGAGCGGCCACCGCTGGGAACGCCGATCTATGCTTCGATTGACTTCAGCAAGTCGTTCGACCTCACGAGCCTGGCTTACGGATTTTGGCTAGAGGGCAAATTTCACGTCAATTGGCACCATTGGGCCATTAAAGACCCCCATATTGAGGGCGTAAAGCGGCATTATCAGCGATTCGTCGACAATTGGGACCGCTACGAAAACGTCACAATCTGCAACCACCAGGTCCAGTACGACGCGGTGAAGGAAAAACTGGAGGAGTTGAAGACGTGGGGCAACCTGAAAAGGGTCGGATATGACGCCCTCGGAGGCATGAAAACGTCGGTTCAGACCTGGGGGGACATCGACGAGAACTACAATCCCGACACTGACCTGCCGATGTGGTCTATGCCGCAGACCATCATGGTGATGGGACCATCGACCTATCTGGCCGAATCGTTCCTCAGACACCGAAATCTGGTCATAAGTCCCGACCCGGTGGTGGAGTACGCACTTGCCAATGTGCAACTAGAAAAAAACATAAATGGCGACAGAAGGCCTTGCAAACTCAAATCTATGGGTATTATTGACCCCGTAGTTGCAATGGTCATGCTGTTCGGGGTCATCATCCGCGAGGGTGCAGAACGACCCGGCGCATACTCTGACGTGGCGGATATCGCGTGCTAGGACGACTCGTAACTGAGATCCGACGCAAGTTCTCGCATACGAAATTCGGGGGATCGGGTCACGTTCTGCCAGACACCTGGTGGAACTGGGAGAAGCCCACATCCGCGAACGACGTAGTAGCCGATCCATACACCGCTCTCGGGCTGTGTCCGGTTCAGCGCGCCGTTGCGGTCGTTGCTGGCGATGTTGCCAGGCTTCCGCTCCAGATCCAGAAGTACGAAGACGGTCGGTGGGCGGAGTGCGATGAGTACCCCGACCTCGACGACATCCTCAACCAGCACACCAACAAGTACTTCACCAGTCACGAGTGGCGTCGCTACATGATGACCAACGCGATGGTCTGGGGGAACTCGTTCTCCCTGATCTCGCGAGTCGCCGGTGAGGTCGACGAACTGATCCCGGTGCGACCCTGGGACGTGCAGTTGCTCCCGGACCCAAACCGCGGCGGCTGGTACTACCGATCGAGTGAGTACGGGGATCTCGATCCCAAGGACGTGGTCCATTGGCGGATGCCTTCGCACCAGCGAATGCTCTGGGGTGAAAGCCCCATTGTGGTCGCTCGCCGTGCGATCGAACTCGGCGCTCAGCAAGAGATTGCCGGGATGCAGGCGTTCAAGATGCCGGGACTAGGTAAAATAGCAATAACTACGAAAGAAACAGTTGGTTCTGATGCTATCAGAGCAATGCAAGACGCTTTTAAGTATGCGCATGGAACTGTTGAAGGAATGTTACGACCGATCGTAGTTCAGAATGAGTCCGATGTTAAACAAGTCGGGCAATCACTTACTGATCAGGATTGGATCGCGGCTCGCCGGTTCACGATTAACCAGGTGTCGCAGATGTACGGGGTTCCGCCCCAGTACCTGTACAACCTTGAGAACTCGACGCAGGAACAGACCAGTGAGATGTCGCGTGCGTACGTCGACACCTGCCTCGGTTCATACCTTGCCTCGATCCAGACCGAACTTGGCTTCAAGTTGCTGCCAGGCCGAGACTCTGGCGATCGATACCGAGTCTGGTTCGACACTGCTCCGCTAATTCGCGGCACGTTCAGCGAACAGGTCGGTGCGATTCAAACTGCGATTCAGTCGGGCATCATGACCCGAAACGAAGCCCGCGCGATGATGGGCTACACCCCGATCGACGGTGGTGACGAGATTCTTATTGGTCCCAACATGCTCCCGGTGGAGCAGAATCAGGAAAAGGCTGCTGATGAAGATCGAACGCCGAATGATGCCAGCGGAAGCGTTGACGAAGACGCGAGCGGGATCGACTCGGACGATTGAGGGCATCGCGGTTCCGTACCGCAGTCTCTCCGTCATCCTTCGAGACCGCCCGCGCGCGTACCGCGAAAAGATCGAGCCTCGTGCGATGCAGATCGACGACTCGGTTTCGATGTTCGTCCAGCACAATCCAGGCAGCGTACCGCTTGCACGAACAGGCGCGGGGACGCTTCGATTTGAAGAGAGAGAGAATGGACTCGGATTCGAATGCGACTTGCCGGATTGCCGACAAGACGTGATCGAAGCACTGGAAAGAGGTGACTTCGACGGATCCGTTTCAGTGGGTTTCATTGTTGCTGAGGATGGCGACACTTGGCAACACCGCCGGTCAGGTCCGAGCGTCCGCACGGTGCGGGCGGCTCGCCTGATCGAACTTAGTTTGGTGACGAGCGGCGCATACGCGTCGGCTACGTCCCGTCTCACATAGGAGTCCTCCAATGGACGACGCACGGAGTCTCCGCGAGCAGCGGGACGAACTCGCGGGCAAGATGAATGACATCCTGCTCCGCAACGACAGCATCGACGACACCGAGTCGATCGAACTTCTCGAACAGGGTGAGGCTCGCCTTGCCGAAATGGACACGCAGATTCGTGGTGCCGAGGCACGCGAAAAGATGTCCGCTCTCGTCAAGAAGCCGTCTTTCGGTTTCACGCCTGGTGCGGGCACCGCTTCTCGCGAGGATCGCCGGTATCGGTTCGAGATGAACGGCACCGACATCAAGATCGTCGGCGGGAACCCGGAAGTCCGCGAGAACCCGCTTGGACTTGGTTCTGCTGGTTCTGACGCTACGTTTCTTGCTGCCAATCAACAAGGCCCGATCGCCGGTGCCAGCATTCCGGTCGACCTGCTTGCGCAGATGATTCGGAAGTTGCCGAAGTTGGCTGTTCTTCGGCAGCAACTTGCTGTTCGTACCTACAGCAACGACGTGGAACTTCAGCGCGTCAACGCGAGGATTTCCCTCGAAGGTGATGCGTTCACTGCCGAAAGCGGCGCTTACGAAGAAAAGATCGGTTCCTTCGAACGTGTGCGGGTGCGCAACTTTAAGAGTTCCGCCCGCAGCAACGTCACCGAGGAATTTCTTCGGGATGCGCGTGGAAACGCTGTTCAGGAAATGCTTCTTCAGCACGCCGAAGAGCATGGCCTGTATTTCGACAACGCCTACGCGACCGGCATCGGCGACGATGATGGTCCTGAGCCGGTGTTCCTGACTCCGGAACAGTGGTCAACGGCGCAGGGTGCTTATGCCACTGCTGCCGACACTCCTACTGCAATCTTTACTGGTGCTGCCGCAACTGCCCAGAAGGCAGAACTCGACATCACTGTTCTAGATACTGGTACTGCTGCGGAAGCCGCAAAGATGGTGACCCAGGCTCTGACTTCTCTGCGATACGAGAAGATCCCTGCCCAGTATTGGGGCGGTCTCAAGTGGATCATGGGTCAGGACACGTTTGCGGCAATCGCGAACCTTGTGGACGGTCAAAGTCGACCGCTCTACCAGCCGTTCCTTACTTCGACAGTTGCCGAAAGCAACTACATCGGAACCCTTCTTGGACTTCCGGTCGCAGTCAGCAACAACCTTCCGGTCAAGCAGAACGGGAACGTGGCTGCAATGCTCATGCACACCGAAGATTACGGCATCTTCGATCGTGTTGGATTCTCGCAACTCGTCGACCCCTACACCGACAGCGCAAACGGCGAGGTGCGATACCTCACCCGGATGCGTTCGGACGGTCGATGGCTCCGCCCGTACGCGGCGGGTCAGTTGGTCTGGACGGCATCCTGATCGGTCATCTTTCTCCTTCTCCGCCTCCCCTGCCTTCGGGCAGGGGGGGTCGGGGAGGCTGGGGTCTACATGGCGCACACGCTCTCCAACCTGGGAACGCACCAGTTCCAACTCTCCGAGTTCAAGGATCACATCCGCCTGGAGATCACGGATGACGACCCCGCTGCGCAGCGGTCTTTGGATGCCGCAGTATTCGCAGTTGAGAAGTGGACCGGGCGTCTCATGCGGTCGGGGACGGTCACTCAGGAGTCGGGCTACTACCGACCGCCGTTCCGTGCTGAGGTCGGGTCGCCGACGAACATCGGGACTATTACGGAAGTCGATGCTGCGGCGGAAACGACCACCGACGTGACTTCCAAGTTCTATCTGATGACGAGCGCGGGATGGTGGTACGCGATGGTGCGTCCCGACAAGTCCTGCGAATACCGCAAGTATTACCGTTGGGAATACTCGGTCAACACGCCGGACATCGAGCAGGATCTCAAGTTGTGCGTCTTCGGACTCGCAGCCAACTTCTACGAGAACCGCGAGCAGGTCCAGCAGAACATCAACCTTTCCAAGTTGCCGATCGGCTACCGATCCCTGCTGGACAACTTCCGGGACGGTGCAATGTGAATAGTGGCGGCGCACGACATCGGATCACCGTGACGTGTAGCACGCCTGACGCCGGCAGCGTCGGTCAGTCCGACTACATCGGCGGGACCGACACCACCATCACGCGGTGGGGCCAGGTGAAAAGCATCAAGGGTAAACTCGACGACCAGGGCATGCAGCAGATGGAAGGACGCCGGTTCTTCCAGATCAAGATGCGGTATGACTCGGGCATCGACTACGGCTGCCGCCTGACCTACAAGGGTCGGGAACTAGCGATCGAGCGGATCGAGGACGTGCGGGAAGTCGAACACGAACTGGTGATCTACGCTTTCGAGGTGGACCTGTAATGGAATACAGCGTCGACGAAAAGCAGATTCAGCGTGACCTCCAGAACCTTATCGACAAGGGCGGTCTGAACAAGAAGTACGCAAGACTCGCGGCACAATCAGCGGCGGATGTCGTTGATACAGAAGCACGCAAGGGGTACAAGACTGCTCACTATCGAGTTGGAAGCAGCAAGACCCACCTCCAGGGAAACTTCCTCACGCCTGCTGGCAGGCCGGTATACAGCCCACGCGCTCAGTGGCGGAATTGGGCTTCAAAGCGAGGAAGCATCAAGTTCGACCGCAAGAAGCAACGGAAAACGGAATTCTGGTTTCGGTCGATGATCAAACGAATCAACAACGGTCGAGGAAACCCTTCAACTCTGTCGCACTTAATCGAAGACGGCGCAAGGCACTTCCGAACTGGCCGGATGAACTTTGCTCACAAGATCCGCAGAGAAGCGTTTTCCCGAAAACGAAGAGAAGCGATTCGAGTGCTAGAAAAAGGCATCGGCTTGGCGTTCCAGAACGCAACGACCTCGACCAAGATGGGCCTAGTCAACTTCAGAAAGACGGCGCAGAAATGAGTATTCCAGAGACCGCACACGACTTTCTGGTTGAGGCTGTAACCGACAGCGACGATGTGCAGTTGTACCCGGTGTCTCCGTTTGTTCGGAATCACGCGGTAGGATTTCCAGCGGTCATCTACACGTTCGAGGGTGACGACTTCCTGAACCCGATCCCGGCGGTGACCAGCCCCAGGCTCGTGCGGTACAACGCAATGGTTCTGTCTCGCACGTTGGAAGAGGCCGAGACGATCGGCCAGTTGATTGTCGTAGCAGCAAGATCAGTCGAGTGTCCGATGCGTGTGACCTCGGTGGGCCGAGACTACGAACCTGCTTATGACGGCGAGCGTCAGGGCATCTACATTCACACGACCTCTTTGGAGTTCTTCGCATAATGGCATTCCTACTCGGCAACAAACTACAGGGCGTTTTTGTTTCTGGTGCAACAAGTCCAGTGACAACAACTTTTGCAATCACGGGGTTCAGCCACAGCGGCGGCGATCGCCCGGAAATCGACATCACCACCGGCGCATCGACCAGGCGTCAGGTTCTTGCCGGGCTTGCCAGCCCCGAAGAGATGACGCTTTCCGTTAAGTATGGAGTTTCTGACACTTCTTCAGCATACGACGACGGGGTAGACCTTCGCGCTGCGTTGTCGGAATGCGATAGCGGAAAACTGACGATTACGTTGAATTCCACAGAGGCTTGCGGGGATGCAAGAATCTACCTCGAACAAGGTGCTGCAGACGCAGAATTCACGGCTACGGTTGACGCCGTGTCTTGGAACTTCTCGACCGAATTGGACGGGATCATGGAAGGCGAAGTCACCTTCCGGGTGCGACACTGATGTTTGAACCTAAGAAGGAAACGCACACCGTCCGAGGACAAGAAATCACCGTCCGCGAGTTGGAGGCGGATGTCCTTGCCAACCTGGACGAAGCAATGTCGGCAGCGGTTGCTGCCTCGTTGGTGCCGGAAAGAACGCAGGCCGAGGTCGCCCAGTGGCCCGCCCAGGTCGTCACTGAGATCTTCGGATTGGTTGCGACATTGAACGGGTGGAACATCGAGGGAAAAGGCTAGAGCCGATCGACATGCTGATCCATCGGGTCGCATCCCAGATCGGCATGATGGCTCGGCAGGTTCGGACAGAGATGAGCAGCAGCGAGTTGTTGGACTGGGCTGAATACTTCCGCCGCGAGGCGGGCGAGCAGACCGAAGAAGAGATCGCGGCAGCGATACGAGGTGCATTCAAATGGCAAACGTAGGCAATCTCTTCGTCAACGTCAGCGGGAACACCAAGGGTCTTACCAAAGCACTTGGAACCGCAAAGTCTGAACTGACCAAGTTTGACAAGCAGGTTGGAAGGCCCAAGGGGGATTTCATGCGTCGAGCGCGTGGTCGGTTTACGTCTGCGATGAACGAGCGAAGACAGTTCAGCCAGCAGATGTCTAGTTTCATCGGACCTCAGCCTGCTGGTCATGTCGAGAAGATCCAAGCAAGGATGGGCAAGAAAGAGGCTGCTGCCAGGGGGCAATATCGCCAAGCCCAACGCCAGCAAACTATCTCGAACATGGGGGCATCAAGCCGGGCCATGATGACGGCTTCGTTCGCTGCGATTGGCATCACAATTTCCGCAGTTGTGAGCGCATTTAACATCGCCAGGAAACAAGCGCAATCCGCAGAGAATGCAGTAGACGCCTATAAGTACGCTGGTCCAATGGGCGGAAAAATTGCGGAGGAAGAAGTTCGAAAAGAAATGGGAGCGTTAGCGGCAGCGCAAGACCCTCGAATCAGCCAAAGGTTTCTCGACAAAGCAAAGCAAGAAAGATACGAGCAAGAAACAGCAATCCAGTCGGGTTCGATGGGCCTAAACATGAACTGGAACGAAATTTCTAGTGAGTTTGGGCGGGCATTTGCCCAAGCAATGGGCGACATTGGAGTAACCGGGTTTGCTGGGGGTCAAGGTCCAAGCCGAAACACCGGGCCAGTATCAACTACAGGGAACACGGGAGGACCATGACCTGCACACCAACGATCACTGTTCGAAAAAGTTCCAACTCCACTTCGACCGGAGGAATTTTTCAGCCCAGCACCGCAACGGTGACGCTAGTCGTCAACTATTGCGGCGAATGCACTGGAGAGGGCGAGGCACCGCCGGACACGCCGTTTCAAGTTCTCGAAGATGTGAACGGAACGTATTGGGACATTGTGGTCGGGCGACCGCTGGCCGAAATTGATGCCAACGGAAATCGCACGCCGTGGCTTCAGGCGTACAGCGCAGACATGACATTCCAGGATGTCGCCGACGTCAATGCCGGGACCAAAGACTACGCCTACTACTACGTCAAAGATTACTCTTGCAGGCAAATCCTCGAAGGCGACCCAGGGCTCTGGGAAATTTCAATCAACGTCTCGATGATGAAGGTCGACAGTGCAGCGCAATACCCGCACTGCTCTGTTGATATTCAAACCACCTCAAGAATGGCAAGCGCGTGGCGATTGGGGCCAGGAACAGGAGCAGACGTCCTCAAAGTTCCAACGACAAACGCAACAACAACTGGTCCAATGATGGGTTCTTTGAACGCCGGAGGTTTCTGGGAACCTAAAAACTGGCGCGGACAGAATTCCACCTACCAAGATGTGAACGGGTTCGACATTGACATCAACGGAAACCCGATGTCAGTGGCAATCGAGCAGATTCGATACACGATTTCGTTTGTTGTGCGTCGTCCATATATTGGGCTAATTTCCTCTTCGACAATTTCTACAATAGAAACAAATTCGACATGGGATGAGTGGGTCGGCAATGCAGGTTGTTACGTCAACAAGCGAAACGACACCACTATGTTTGGGTATCGGCCTGGAGAACTTCTCTGCGAAGCCATCAACGTGACGCCGATTGACGAGCAATTCAGCAAAGCGTCGATCGTTCTAGTGTGGGATGAATGGGGTCATTTCGATCAGCAAATTTGGTCGCCGAGCGGAAAACTTGGCGGTCTTTCGGATCAAAGTTATTCGTACAATGGTGCCGCAACTGACCGATTCATTCGCACTGCGCTAGCGGTTTTCTGGACTACCTCCTACCAAGAAGCGTTCCGGGTGGTAGGAATGTCCGGTCTGATGCCGATGGCGGTTTATTCGATCGCAGACGCTGCGATTTCAGAACCAGATTGTCATTACACGTACGGGGGCTGATACATGTTCACAGGCACTTGGTACGGCCCCATCTTCTGCAAAGTAATCAGTTCCGAACGGATCTATCCGGGCGGAGTCGATGACGGCGTTGATCGAGGCAAATGGTCGTACGAGGTCACTTCGATGGACTTCGGTAGTGAATACGCATTCCCTGCTGGTGCGGACACAAACCCTGCGTTCACGTTTCTCAACGCGATGAACATCTGGGAACTGAACAACGACGAAACGACCCAGTACGGGGTGACTGTTGGTGATCTTCCTG